AAGAAGCAGAAGACGGGCTTGAAGGTGCATCTACTCTTACTCGACAAGAAGTGTTAAACGAATTTTATTCTTATCTAACAAAAGACGAAGTGTTCGTGCAACGGGCCGCAGATGCAGGAGTTCCTCCGTTAAAACTTTTGCCGCCACAGATGCAGGCGGCTGCTCGTAAGGCACGAGTGCAGGTTGATCGTTTGTCGAAACAAATTCAAGGTTCTGATTATCTTGCTCGTGAAGGTCTTGAGGGGAAAGAAGCAGAGGCCGCAGAGATTATTCAAGAAAACATAGGGTCATACTTACGTCGTCGATATAAAATTTTTGAAGACAAAAACTACATTAAGTCTGAGGCTTTTGCTCAAAACAGGCTCGACACAATAGATTATTTTATGAACAACCCTAACGTAGCAAAAAATATTGATGCGGAAATTAGGAACAGTGAGTCTATTTTAAAAGAAGGGGAAGACATTTTAGTTGAAGGCGGTCGGTCTGTGCTAACTCGTGACGCAGCAGAGCGTTTAACCGATAACTTTATTGATCAATACACCTCCAGAAACTTTAAAAGTCCCGGCTCTAAGAGTTCACAAAGAGTGGCTGCTAATAAACTGCGCACAGGTTTGTTTAAAAGCCGACAGGCTAACAACGAAATGCTTCGACGTTTAATGGGAGAAGTAAAAGATCCTGTTGAGGCATTGACTACAACTGTTGCAGATATGGCTGAGTTTGTAGCCACCGACAGATTTTACAAATTTATTAATGAGAACTTAGTGGACGATGCCTCTGGTATGTTTATATCTCAGGAAGCGTTTAAAAGACTCCCTGGTGCGGCACAACGAGAATACGAGCAACTTGGAGAAGGGTTTGGTTCTTTAAAAGACGCAGTATACGCAAAAAATAATGTGTACAAAGATTTAACAATGCAAACTTATGCCAACACAAGAGACTTCAGTGAGGTTATGAGAGCGTCATATTCTGCGTTTCTACGAGGAAAAGGTATAACACAGTACGGAGCTACCGTTCTTTCTCCTGTTACTCAAATCAGAAACTTTACCTCATCTAGTTTATTTGCCTTGGCACAAGGCAATGTTGGTACAGGCGCAAACCTTTTTGACTCAATAGGCACGGTATGGAAGGACATAGTAAAAAGACCCGACAAGCAAAGCTACTTTAAAAACCTTCAACGCATGGGTGTTGTGGGCACACAATCACAACTTCGTGAAATCGACAACCTTATTTCTATGGGGTATGGAGTTACGAAGGGAGCAGTGGACGATCCTTTAGGTATTCCTACCAGCGGTAAGTTAAGTCAAAAGTTTAAGCGCGGTAAGTCAGGTATGTTCCTTTCAAGCGTTAACAAAAGAATGCGTGATCTTTATCAAGGCGGTGATGACGTTTGGAAAGTATATAACTTTGAATTTGAACGTAACAAGCTTTTGTCTGCGTTTGATGGTAATGTAGACGCAGCAGCTAGAGCAGTTCTGGGAGACGAAGGGTATGCTGCTGCGATGCAACGGGCAGCAATAGATGGAGTCCCCTCTGCTAGAGCGGCGGCTCAAGCCTTGGATGAGCATTCTGCTAATCTAGTAAAAAATCTTGTCCCTAACTATGAAAGAGTGCCTGAGTTTATTAAAGGTCTTCGGAAGCTTCCTGTTGGTAACTTCATCGCATTTCCAGCAGAGATTCTTCGCACCAGTGCCAACACTTTTAAACAGGCATTAGACGAACTTGCCAGCGCGAACCCTAAAATTCGTGAAATAGGAATGCGCCGCTTGATGGGTTTTACAACTACAACTATGGTTATCCCTACTGCAATGCAAAAAATGGCTCTTGATCTTACTGGTACAACACAAGAACAGATTGATGCTATCCGTGAAAACGGAGCACCTTGGGAACAAAACGCAATACTCTTACCTACAAGCACAAAAGTAGGAGTCAACGGTGAGAATGTTATTACCGGATATGTAAACTATAGCTACACAAATCCATACTCTTATCTCAACAAACCAGCTAGAGCTATTCTAAACGCTGTTAGCAAAGGCGAAGATCTTGGTTCAGACACTAATAAGATTGCAACAGACGCTGTGCTAGGGGCAGTCAAAGAAATGTTTGAGCCATTCGCAGGTGAATCTATTCTTACAGAGCGTCTTCTCGACGCAACAATTAGAAATGGAGTTACAAAAACAGGTGCAAAGGTGTATCGTGAAGACGTTGATACGCCCGGAGATAAAGTTTTAAAGAGCATGGCTCACATTAGTGGAGCGTTTCTGCCCGGTGGTGCAAAACTTGTAGTTGACATCAAAGGTCAAAAGAAAGAGACACAGGCTCCGGGCTTTGAGGTTGGAAGACTAGCTCGTGCATTTTCAGAAAATACGGTTGACCCCGCAGGCAACGAAAGATTTATGGCACAAGAAATCTTCCGCGCATTAAGTGGAGTTACAGAAACCGAAGTCAAACCAGAAAATGTTCTCATGTATCGTGGCTTTGAATACGGTAGAGCTTTACAAAGTGCTTCTCAAATATTTAATTCCGCTGTGTCAACAAGAGGAGTGCTTGATGATAATAGCGCATTAGAAACATATAGGGACGCAAACGAAGCTCGTTTCCGAATTGCTAATGAAATGTACCGCACCATTCAAAACATGAGAAAGTCTGGTATGGCTGACTCAGAAATTCGTCGTGCTTTAAAAAAGAACAAGGTGGCGGATGCTTCTCAATTGATGCGCGGTGTGTTTGTTCCGTTCTCACCATCAGGAACCATAAAGAAAAAAGTTCGAGACAACGGCAACCGACTTCCAATATCTGAAATTAATAAAATTAAACAAGAGTTTCGCCAGCGCAGATTAGGCGAAGCAGTTGAACCACAAGAACAAGAATCAGGTCTTTTGAATCTTGAATCTTCATCACAACAACCAGTTGCTGCAACCGCTAATCCTCCAGCGGTAGCGCAAGCGGGAGTCGTTCCTCCTCAACCAGCGGCTCCCGCACCTGTATCACAGCCACAGGACACTGGTGGCATAATGTCATTTCTAAGCGGCGGTAACCCAATAGACGCAATAAAGAACTTACAAATATTTCAGAGGGCACAACAATGAAATCTACAACTATTGATCAGCTACGTCAGGAGCTTGCTTCTGATGAGGGCTGCAAGTACGAAATATATTTGGACCACCTAAATTTACCAACTTTTGGAATTGGTCACCTCATTAAGAAAGACGACCCTGAATACGGCAAGCCTGTTGGTACAGTCATTGAACAGGAACGTGTGGACAACGTGTTCAAGTTGGACATTGCTGTTACACTTGAGGACTGTCACCGCTTGTATCCAGACTGGGATGATCTGCCAGAAGAATGCCAGCTTATCATTGCAAACATGATGTTCAACCTGGGGTATCCCCGCCTGTCAAAGTTTGTTGGAATGAAGGCAGGGGTGGACGCACGGTCCTTCAATGAAGCAGCCGACCAGATGGTGGACTCGAAGTGGTATACGCAGGTGCCAAACCGCGCACGTCGTTTAGTTGCAAGAATGCGTGACTTAGCAACTAGTTGATTTTACTAGATAAAAACATCGATTCTCAGGGCCTTCAGCAGTAACAGCCGTGTCTAACTACCTTCAGGTCGCTGAGAATCAAGGTTTGTGTGCGGTTTTTACTTTTTTTTAGGTGGTCTTCCGCGTTTTTTCTTTTTAATCGTTGGTTTCTTTACCACAGATGGTTCAGTCTTTGGTTTTGTAAACGGTTCTAACTTTTTAGGCTTGCTAATTAAACAGGGAAAGAACACTTTTAAAAATTTAGTCCACATTTTTCTTCCTTTTCTTAAGTTAATCATTACAAAAAGTCTCCTCTATTTCTTCAAGGGTATACCTCCATACAAATACGGGGGTTCCTGGACCCATATATGCACCGAGCACGTTGTATTCAAAATACTCAACTGCCTCTGTGTCTGACATGCCTTGTTGTTTAAGTATTTCTATACATTTGTTTGCATCATAAGCTATCACACTGTCGCTGCCACTTCTTTCTGCAACTCCTATCACAGCTTTATCATAGCCATCTGCTTTTAACATTGTCATTCTACTTCTCCCCAGTTGTTTACGATTGCTGAATCAACATCAAAGGGTATGTTTAAATTAGGTACGCAGGTTGTCATGATTTCTGTTATTCTCTTCACCTGCTTGTTGTTCTCTATGTTAAAACAAAGTTCATCATGTACCGTCAGCATGGGAAGCAATCCCTCTGCGTAGCAATCAACCATCGCCTTCTTGGTTTGGTCGGCACTTGATCCTTGAATCAACCTGTTAAGTGCCTTGTATGTAAAGGCACGTTTAATAGCAGCTTTGCCGCCGTATTCCTTGGCAGCTTCTTCTAATGGCAGTGCCTTATTGTAGCCATATGACTTGGGTTGCCACATGTTAAATCTACACTTACGACCTAGCCAAGTTCTTATGTGACCGTTTGTTTCAGCTTGTTTCATAGCTAAGTCAGCCATTCCTTTTATGAATGGAACTCTTAAATGGTAGTCTTTTAAAAGAACCTTTGCTGATTCCTGTGGAATATCCAGCACCCCTGCAAGTTTTCCTATGCCCATGCCATACATAATACCAAGATTAACGGTCTTAGCTTGCTTTCTACTAATGCCGCCCATATCTGCAACCATTTGATGGAAGTCAGCACTACCTTCATGATACATCTTTACGACATCATCTATTTGAGGGTGGCGATTTGCACCCTTTAACATAGAGCAGTAATGAGCAAGCCAGCGTGGCTCTTGAGAAGCGTAGTCAAATGAACCCCACTTGCACCCCTCTTCAGGAACAAACAAACCTCGAATCATTGCTTTAATTTCCGGGTCTCTTGCTGGAATTTGTTGAAGGTTTGGATTGGAAGAAGAAAATCGTCCTGTGACAGTGCCCCCTTCATCTGAACGAAGAGGATTAAAATCACAATGAATACGACCGTTATGCGAATGTTCAAGAATAGTTTCAATAAATGTGGTGTTAGCCTTGTTAAATTCACGAAGACGAACAATCTTCTGCGCTAACGGGTGCTCATGGTTTGATAAAAACTGTTTTGTAAAAGCAGGTGCGCCTGTCTTTTCTGTTGTTTCATACTTCAAACCAACAGCATCAAAAGCTCTTGCAACAGAAGAAGCAACCCAAGGCTCGACATAAACCTCAGTCATTTCTTTTATTTCTTTGCGAAGAACCTCTTCACGTTTTCTTAATTCTTTTTGAACCTGTTCAGTTTTATCAATGTCTACTCGCACACCACGAGTCTTCATGTCCAACAGAACAGGCAGCAGACTCGACTCTAAATCAAAGATACCTGTGCACTCATCGCTGATAAGATCGGCCCGTAATCTGTCCCACAAACGTAAAGTAACAGACGCATCTTGTTCTGCATATCTGCCTACAAACGTGGAATCTAACTTCCACATGCCGCTTTTCGGGTCCACGCCATACATATCCGCCGCAGACTTTAACATCTTTTCGTTCTTCCATTCGCCCAGATATTCACCAGACAAAGAGTTTAGATTGTAGTATCGCCTGTTCTCATTCAAAAGTGGAGCGGCTATCATCGTATCGATAATTTTACCCTGTACCTCAATACCTGCCCACCGTAGCCAGCCAAGATCGTACATGCAGTTGTGCATAACTTTTTCTATGTGAGGTGTGGCTAATTGTTTCTTCAACCATTTAACAACAACCTCCTCCGGAAGGTTACCAGACTCATGTCTTACAGGAAAATATCCAACAAAATCTCCAGCAGCAACGGCATATCCTATGACATAACCATCACCACGACACCATCCCGGACCCAGTGTAGTCAGGTTTGGGTCTCTTGTTTCTAAGTCTATCGATATTCTGTCGTAAACTGTCAGGTCCGGAAAGCTTGAAGGTGGTAACCAGCTTTCACTTTCTGGGTCAAATAAATCAACCTTCATCGTTTATAATCTCCCCACCTAACGCGGCGTAGCCTATGATGTCCACCCAAGAATCATCTTTACTGATGTCCTCAGACAAACGTGCTAACTTCAGGCCCACCATACAGGCCACTACCTCTTCGGGTGTGATGTCTTCATCCAGTTTATTTGCTAAAATAATCGACCATATCTCTGCAATGCGCATGTGGTTTAATTTAGCCGGGCCATATTCCTTGGCCCTTGGACCGTTGATTAAACCTTCGGCTGTGTCTAAAAAAAATTTTCTATCTTTCATAGTTGAAACCCATATTGTGAAGTCGATTCAATGATATGCAATGTTTTTTTAGCACGAGTTAGGCCAACATAGAAAGTGCGAACCTCACTGTCTTGATCTCTGCTTTCAGCGCAAGCCCTTGATGTATCTAGAAGAAGAGCTACGTTGTCTGCCTCCCCACCTTTAGCCTTATGTATTGTTGACAGCTTAATCCTTGGCTTGTTTGTTAAAATTTTTTCTCCCATCCTGCGCACTGAGCTTATATATATTCTTTCTTTTTCTGCTATTTTTAAGACCTCATGCCAAGGCTTGTCCTCTATGTTGTCTATAGAAAAGTTTTCTTTGATGTCGTGTAAAGTATGAGGCATTTCCGCATCTAGGCTTGATAGTCTTTTTCTTGCTGACCTTTTTAAAAAGTCTGATTTTAACAGGTTAGATAAAGTTTTTATCTCTTCCGCTGCAACACTAAGACCCTTGCACAGTTTAAGCCATACCTCTATTCCAGTCAGTACATTGGGTGAGATAGACCAACCGGAGCCTTCGCGCCAGAACAAATAGCCCTGATCTTTAAGGTCTGTTGCAATCTGATTAGCAATATAATTTGTTCGACTGAGGATCAACCACTCGCCTTCCATCAGATTAAGGTCCGATATGTTGTAATGCCAAACAACTTGACCAGCCTCATTTACAGGCGACCATACTTTTGATTGTCTCATAACTACCCTGTTTATCAGAGAGTTTGCAATTTCATATATGTTTTTAGGTAATCGATATGACTTATCCAATACCATCTTATTTTCTGATGCGTTTAGAAAATCACGAACATCTACACCCATCCAAGAGTAAATGCACTGGTCATCATCTCCTGCAAAATAGATACGCTTTGCCCGTGGCTTGAGCACATCGTGAACCATGCGCCATTGTAACGGGGCCAAGTCTTGTGCTTCATCAACTATCAGGACCTCTAACCTTGGACCTTCGCCCTGTGCTATAAAACTTTCAATCATATCCACAAAATCAATTTTACCTGTGTCGTGTTTGTAATCCTGCAACACTTCGTTAACTAATTTTAATTGTTGATAGAATGAATGTCTGTTGTTGGTGTCACTAAACTGTTGCTCAAGACTGACTCCACGCACCCTAGCTAACTGAATCATAGACAGATAGGAATCTCCTCCCTTGCCCGGTGAGAAGAGTTGCCCATCTGCCATATTTAAAGATGAGTTAGAAGAGAACTCTACACCCAGTATATTACCAAGTTGCGTGAAGTCAGACCCCTTCAATACCCGTTGACTACTAAGCCCTAGATATTGAAAAGCCATCGAGTGTAATGTTCGGAACCAAACCATTTGATTAGGATCTATGTTCAGTGCAGCGGAAGCACGAGTCCGAGCTTCGTCTGCCGCCTTACGGCTGAAGGACACGAACGCTATGTCCTCCGGCCTTGTACCATCTTCAAGTTCCTGCTTGACGATAGATATAAGCTTGGTTGTTTTGCCTGTGCCTGGTGGCCCAAAGATTGTGGTCTGCATTAGAACGGCACCTCACTTTCAAGTTCGATACTTGGAACTTGGACCTCGGCATTGAATGCTGGCACCCACCAAACGCGCAGTTGTTTTTGCTGTCCTTTGGTGGTGTCAAAATACTTCTTGCCGTTCGCTGTAGCATTGTCGTTCAGTTCTTTTAACCGCTCCTGAATCTGACCACGGCTGTAACTGTCAAACTTCTGATTGCGTAAATACTTTAGCAGTGCCTCTAGCTTGAAATATGTGAGACCCTCTTCATCGTCCGTGAAGGGCTTGCCAAGTGCAATCTCTTCAGCAGACTGGGCTTGTACCCGACCGTCACAGAACGCCTCTAGCAGGTCCATGAACTGACCTTTATAGGTAAGTTCTTCTGGCACATCTATTTCGCTCATGCCGTCCATCAACATGGACACAATTACCTGCCAGTCTGCCATCTTCATCATCGGTGGCATGACATGTATCTGTTCCATACATGCTTTCTGAAAACGCTGCGGTGTTTGCAGGTCATCAGTTGTTAGTTCGACACGCCGACCACCCACGTCACAGAACCACACAGGTGGTTCAGACTTGACCACACATAGGCCAGTAATTTCTACATGTTGAACGTGGCTACCTATTCCACACGCTTTTGTTTTGCAGAGCGTTTTGTTGCAGAAAGACTTGAGGGGTTCTTGTTCACAGGGGAAACCATATTCCTTCTTATCGTGTTGAGACTGAATAGTGACGACTTCAGAAGCTGGTAAAGGGGGCGTACAGTATTTGACATTAATTTCTTCAAGACGTTCTCTCCATTTCTCAGGCTGTTCTTTTTTGGCACCAACAGCGGCAGCAAACATAACTGTGTTGCGCGTACCTTCTGGTATGCCCTGACTAAACATATGCGACAGACATGGTGCCCACTGGTCAAACTCATCGACAGCTTTTCCAAGCTGTAAGTTTTGAAAATCTTTTGGGTCAATGCAGCGCAGCTTAACTAGCTTTAGAAACTCCGAAAGACTAGCTTCTTTTCCGTTTTCTTTTACCGCATATCTAAGTGTTTGCTTTGAGTCGAAATACGGTAGGTTAATAAAGTTTCCAATGTCCCCTCGTTCAACAAGAATCTCTTCTTGTTTTGGAAAAACTTCGCAACCTCCGTACCCAAAGTAAGCTGCAATCTCTGTTGCTTTATCTCTAAAAACACCTGCGTTTAAAAATTTTGTAAAGAAAAAGAATATATGTGCGCCACCCGATTTAGAACGACAGACAACACAAGGTATGTTGCTGTCTCTTAGCTTTTTATCAAGTGCAACTAAGTCTAAAGGGTATTGATCTATGTCCAGCGCACCAAATTTGCACTGACTATTTTCATTAATCGGTATGGAACCTACCCCCATTTTACCTTCAAGATGGGAAGTTACTAGCTCTATAGTTAATGGTGCTCTGATTATACGAGACTCTGCCTTTTGTTTTCCAGCGCGTCTCTCATCAGATATTTTTGTCTGTCCATGTGCGGTGCTAAAACCTTCAAACGCCGCCATGAACCGTTCGGCTTGGTTCATAACTCACTCCGGGCAAGAGAGGAAGGGGGCAAGGTGTCCTCTGCCCTGCCCCCAACTGGCTTAAAATGGTACGTCGGTATCATCAGACGAAGTGGTTGTCTGACTTTCTTCCCCTGTACTCATTTTAATTTCTCCGGCACGGTACGAATTGTACAAGTCACGAGCTTCCTGCAACGCTGGCATTGGCACGGACTCCATCTCTAACTGCTGCACTTGGTAGTTGAACCACGAACCTTTGTCGTTGGACTCTTGTATTGAGGTCAACTTCCACGGCACAGACCACATTGGCGGATTAAAAAGTCCCTTGGTTGGATGCTCTATCTTTAAACCTGCCCGACGAGTGTTCCATTGCTTTGCAATCTTCATCTGTGTTTTCTTCATGTCACAGATCATCTGAGTAGTTATGCCCTTTTTATCATAAGCCAGTATCAAAAACTGTGCTGAACGAACAAGTTCGTTACCGTTTGGTAGCACCTCATTAGAGCCTTGCCGTTCTGTCTTACGAATGTCTGGGTTGTTTGAGTCTAGCTCACCCATAAAACCACCACCGTTTTCTCGTAATTGGAACTCTAAAAGTTTTGTTGTGTACGCACACATTAGAACATCCACGCCTTCTTCAGCGTCCCAGTAATCACCAGTGACCGTGTTGAAGATATCGCCAGCGGATGCACCTTTGATAAACTTCGAGTCCGTCTTAATTAACTGTGGTGAAAGAGGCTGGAGAATACGCAAGAACGGAATCTGCATATCCTCTGCACCGATTGTTTCCATGCCCTGACCTGCTGCTTCGTACAGATCGTCCATGATATTAGCAACTGCTGTGTTTTCTTTTTTTGCTACTGCTTCAGCCATCTTTAGCTCCTTGTTATCTTTGCTTCAGTTCCAACGTGCACACCGAAAGTATCGAAGTCTAACTCTTTGCCAGCTTCTATCCGACCTTTCGCCCATGCTTTTAAGGTTTGTGGGTGTATATGTTCTTTATGATTAGGCTCGAAGCCCTGAGTGCGTAAGTCCTCAAGAACAGATTTAGCTACATTATCCTGACCAGAGTTAAAGGAAACAGTCACATCATTTTTGATGATGTCTCCTTCGCCAATAGAACGTAGCCATGTAAATGCTTCCTGTTTTTTCTCTTCAGATATACGCGCATGAACAAACTGTCGAAGACTAACCTTGTTGCCCTCAACCGTTATAGAATCCATACCCATCTCTTGCATAAGATTAGGTATATCTTCTTCGTTTACCTTACGTTTTCTAAATTTAAGATCCTTAAGAGCCTGCTCTGTGTCAGCAATTTCTTGCTCGATCTTCATGGATTGTCTAATGAGATTGGACAGATTGCTGCCCTTCTCATCTTTTACTTTGTCGAACTTAGAGGCATCGACTTCCTCATCAATTAGCGAAAACAAATCGCTCATCGTACAATCTCCTGTACTATCTACGTTAAAGTTTTACCCCTTCGGGTGTGGCGGCAAGTATAGACCGACTTGCCAACGGTTTTAAGCAGCTTTTTCTTCTGCTAACTTTGTTTTAATTATGTGTGCTAACTCCCCACCAACACTTCGGTCATTCTTTTTAGCACGTTTCTTTAAAATTTCGTACAGTTCAGTAGAAACTGCAATAGATTTCCATTTTGTTGTGTCCATAATTATTCCTCATCATCTTTAGTTTTATACAAATATCACACATTCTTTTATCGGGTCAATAAAAAAATAAGACCTTTGCTTTTTATCAACTCGTTACAGGTCGTGGTTCTAGTTCCAGCCATTCACGAGCCTTTTCCCCCAATGTCTTTGCGGAAAGCTCTATCTTTTTTCGTAGAGTTTTAACGATGTGTACATCAACAGTTCCTTTTGTAACTAAATCTACATAAGTTACTGGGTCATGCTGACCTATTCTGTGTGCCCTGTCTTCCGACTGAACTCTTGTTTCAAGATTAAAGTCATTGGCATAATACACCACGTTCTTTGCAGCCGTCAGTGTTAGGCCATAGCCTGCGGTCTGTGGGTTGGCAACAAAGAACCTTGCATCTCCAAACTGGAACGATTGTATTGCCTTTTGCCTGTCCTGATCTGATGTATCACCAAAATAAGTTACCGTAGATCCTGGGCCATATTTATTTTCAAGGGTGTCTTTTATGTTCCGTATATCATATCTAAACCTTGACCAGATGATTACCTTGCCCGACATCTCTTCTATTGTTTCAAGCAAGGCATCAATTCTTTTTGTTGGAAACTCAACTAAGTCTCCGTCATCAGTCATGACATGCCCACACAATACCTGTTGTAACCTAAGTAATTGAGTCATCACAGCAGGTGCAGAAACAAGTTGTCCATCATCTAGCAAAGCGATAGCTGCTGTCTTGATAGAGTGATAGTGTTGTATTTGTTCTTTTGTGCAGTAAACTTCACGAGTCGTGTATATTTTATCTGGTAAATCTAACGCTTCTTCTTTCGTAACTCTGTATGAAAAACCAGTTAGTTTGTTAGATAACTCTTCTAAATTACGGTAGCCAACGACTTGTTGAAAGCTGTGTGCCCCCATCTTTTGTGTTCTGGTGATTGCATATCTGCCCTGAAAAGAATAGTAGCTGTCGAAGCCAAGCAGTTGCTTGCCCATGAATCCACATTGTGCGTAAAGATCCATAGGCGATTTCGTAACGGGCGATCCGGTAAGGATACGTCTGTACGATGCACTTTGACTAAGCTTAACCAGAGCCTTAGTCCGCTTGGCTTTGGGGTTCTTAATAGTTGTGCTCTCATCGACCGCAAGTAAGAAAGTCGAGCCTTGTGTAAAGAGATCCACATATTGAGAGACCTTCTTCGACGCTCCAAATCCCTCCACGTTGACCAGTAAGATGCGGAACTTTTTACGCTCTTCAACCCCTTCGGATAGACGTTTGCGCTGACTCTTGTTCGGACTCGAACTCCAAACATATATCTCAGGTTCAATGTCTTCTGGTAAATGAGCAGGTATTTCTGATATCTCCCAGTTTCTATACACACCTTTTGGCGCAACGATAACTGCTGTGTCGATACGTTTGTTGTCGTATAGCCATGTGATGTTATCGAGCAATACCTTTGACTTGCCGCAACCCATTTCCATGAAGTATGCGAAGTTGGTTTTGTCGTAAGATTTTTGTAACGCCTCTTCCTGATGGGCGTATGGTTTTGTTTTGTATCTAAACATTTACTTCTCCGAAAGCTGAACGACATTGTTTCTCTGAAACCCTGTTAATAAAACTTTAAGTTCTTCGTCGCTTGCTGTTGGAATAAACTCCCGATACATCTCTATTGCCTGTTTCAAATTTATCTCTCCGTCACAATACTGATCACACACATCAAACATTTTCTGCGTCTCAGGTGACGTTGTTCCTCTCATATCAATCATTCTTTATACTCCTGCCCAACCCTGCCTTCGGGAAGTCTGTTACCAAGACTGCCTGTGGATAAACCGTTTCTATATTGCATATCGTAATTACCTCTGTAAGGCTCTTCTACAATACAGCTAGAAAAATTTAGATATACATCATCAAAGTCTGTATCCACTGAATAACTGGACACCGCACCGTCAACGTACCGCTTGTCCCAGACAACACCATTAAAGGAATTAGACCTTATTAAAGTAAACCTAGTGTTCATTGTCGTGTTCATTTCGGCAGACCCCAGTTTCTATCAGGGTCATTGCGCCTGTTAGTTCCAAATTTTTGTCGCAGTTCAATATCATGCAGAACGGATTGAGTCCCAACTTCTCGGACTTTGCCTGTCTGATTATTGATTACTTCAAAATAAGGCGTAAAACTTCCCATCCTTGTTTTGCCTGAGTTGCTCATGTATGTGCCATTCCAAAGATGCTTCTTAATTGTAAAGTGTCTGGATTCAACTGTGTGGCATCCCTTGCCGAATTTTTGCCAGAATACTTTATCCAAAAAGTAGGATGACATTATCTCATACTTTGTTAAATCGTCAGGGTTTTTAGCCAGATAAACAATCCTCTGGTTATATGCTTGTTTGTTTTTAAATCGTAACTTGTAATCCACGTTGACAGGTTGAGCCTCTTTTTTAGCTATACGCTCCCTTTTTTTCCTATCCTTTTCCTCATGGTATTCATAAATTTTACGAGCGGTTTTTGCATCATGTACACCCAATCCTTCCCCACATTTTGCACAATCAGGAAAGTAAACACCACTGACATCTTCTGATACTGTGTTGTTGAATGAGTCTCCATCTTTAGTGTAGTATCCATAAAAAGTTGTGCCGCAAAACTCACAACCTAGATGCCGCCGCTTTTCGTAGATTGGCTTCATCATGCTATCTTTAAGTTGTTGCAGTTTATTAAGACCCCGCATTTTGAAATCTCCTCTCCAACAATATGCCCATTACTATTAACCCTGAAGCACTCTTTGCCATGCTGCTCGAACCTCTGCTTCGATGTCACCGCCCACGGGTTCTGGATCTGTCAGCCAGTTTTCAATAACCTTATCAATAATAGTTACCGCTTCTTGCCACTTCATCTTTGGTTCTTCAATTATGGTTAAGTTTCCGTAGGCCATCTTGCCTGCCTGCTCATTTAAATCTTCCACATCGGACTCCTGAATGTCTTTCCCTACCATACCAGATGATACATAACTGTCAACTATTTCAAGTGAGCATATCGAACAAGCTATGTTTCCGTTGGTCTTATCAAGAAAAAGAGAGGACAAACACTTAGGACATTGGCCTGCGTCCAACGGCATTTGATAGTGATCAGTGATATTTTTTTTCATCTTCTTCGTCCTCTTCTTCCATAGAAATTATGTTTTGATTAGCCATTGCCATAGCCGCTGAAAGCAGTTGATTAACGACAATCGGACTGTTCCGGTTGTTCATGATAGCTAGGCCAAGACCTGCGGACATCAGCAAATAAGCGGCATAATCCTGGCCCACTCTTTCATTTCTTAACAATCGGATGCAGTTGCTTACAATTCTTGAAGCTTTGTCTGCTACCTCCTCATAATCAGGACAGTCGCTCGTCATTTTCTGTGCTCCCACAGCCCAAATAAACCCATAGTCGTTAAGACAGATCCAGCTATTCCAAGACAAAAGAAAGCTATAATATCTTCAACTGCTTCCTGCATCTCAACAAAATTCCATGACCAATAGAACAAGACTAACCCAAAAGAAACACAAGCCAAAGAAATAAGTCTATACATTTTAATCCTCCTTTTCTGCGTCCACTATCTCAATATCACCTATAGAAAAACCAAGACTCTTCCATAACCCTCTGCGCCTTCTCAGTCTGTTCTCAGCTATCTCTTTTGCCTCAACCTCATCTATGGCCTTTACAAACTGGTCTTTGTAGAACTCAACGACTAAACCAACCCTGTATCGAGAAAGCTTTCCCGATGGAAACTTGCTTTTGGTTCTTAACTCTTCAGTCATAAGGCTCTTCCCATTCGTCCGTGAAGACACTGTCCAGATGTTTGATGATGTCGTCCGGTAGATACAGGCGAGGCTCTTCATAGCCCAACGGTTCAAGCGACCTGCGTCTGGGGTCTTTCGCTGACGCATCTCGGTCCCCGATCCTTTGTTCTACCTCCGGCAACCAGTCGTCCAAATTGTGTCCATGTTCTTTGTCTTCTGGAAACAGGATAGACTTGCCGTCCTTCTTGATGTCGAAGATCATGTAGTTGTGGCAGCCCCATGTGTCCGTCACGACCTTATAGCCAAGGCTTTCAATCTCACCCTCAACCTCATGCGTTCCGTTCCAGCCATCGCCATCACCGAACCCGAACTTTGAGAAGGCATCTTCCCATTCCCATGAAATAATTACTCTAGGCATTAGTCACTCCAAATAAAAAGTCGTTGATTGTTTCGATGTCTTCCAACACCAGATAAAATCGATCACCCATGTGAATGGCTGTGCATTCTTGCTCCAAGTCTCCTGTCCTGACTGTCTTCGGGCGCAGAACAAACTGCCCGTCACCAAAATAAAACACGCACAGTTCTGTGTCCCGTAGGTCATAGCCACCGCCCCATGCTTCAGCAACCATGTGCAACGGCATGCGCCTACGCTGTATGCGCTCAAATGATTTTTCAACTTCAGTCATTGCTGTCCTCCTCAAACGTGCCTTCAAACATGAAGACTTCGCATTCGTCATTAATCAATTCACACAATTTGCCACGCACTTTGTTTTTTAACGTGTCTGGGTCAGTCCCCTTCGGTGCTTTGACGCTGAGAATATTGTCCAGCGTAAAATCAAAAGATATCATGTCAGACATAAATCAGCTCCCCAAATAAACCACGTTGAATAATCTGGTCTGCAATCTCAGCATCGATGTCACCATAACAAACGTGATTTATGATGTGCCACGAGTCCAACATATGAATGCCCTTGGTGATAATAGTCAGTGATGTACCATGTGCCACCTCACCTTCATCACGATGCATCACTGAGTAGCCCCAGCCATCACTGCCATGATAAATTGCCACCGGAAAGTTTTGCATTATCTGCTTGCCGACCTTCAGGTCTTTGCCCTTCGTGTGGATGTAATCCATCCAGTGTGTACTGCCCCCTTCGAGTGCAGTAATCCAAATATTTTCGGCAGTGTCTGCCCACCATTCAAACGGGAACTTATGCGCTACCGTCAGGATTGGCGGTTCCAGCATACCTGTTGACTCTGTCCATTGTTGATTATTCATTGTGTGTCTCCTTCCACTGAATCTCAATGCCATTCTCTGGTGGCTTTTCCTGACTGTTCGACATGAAGTCCCAGCCAGAATTGTGATAGCTGTTGACTGCGATAATCTCACGGTCTAGCAGTTCATAATACTGGCGCAGTCTTTCAACAAACATTTTTAGATCACCCCACTTGATGTTATCAGTCGGGTGGGTAGTGAACATGATGCCGTCACCCATCAGGTCGCCACGCTCATTCGCCATGTCCATCTCTTCAATCATCAACTGCTTTAGCTTGCCCATCAGCTTGCCTCCGTTACATCTACTAAGGTCCAGTCATCTTCCAAATTTTTGATAATGTCCCAGTCATCACAGGCTGACCACTCATGACTTTTTAACTTGTCATTGTTCGCAAAAGCCCATGCTGTCTCTTTGTCGGGGGCTTCGATGAAAGTTTCGTAAACCACTTTCTGAACGGCAGTCACTCTATATTTACCCATCAGCTTGCCTCCGAATATGCCCGTAGCATTTCGCTGTGTCTCATGCTGGCAGTTTCCCACCAGTATTGTAGATTTTCCTCATGGTCATAGCGACTTTCAAAAATTGTCACGAACATGTCTTGGTCGTAATCATCCCAACTGATGATGTAGTAGTAGTCGCACCATTTGTTTTCTTCCATCATCATGGGAATTGATGTGTGTTCAAAGTTTGGAAGCAATCGAACCTCGCCACCTTTTGGATTCTTGTTTGCCGCAACAAACGCCGCCGCAAATTCATCAGCTTCCCATCTTGGCAAGGGCCAAGCATATGCCTTGGCATCTTCTATGTGTGCCGCTGCACCCTGTGGGTATCCATCATAATGTTTGTAGACACCATAGTAGCAATCATCGTTCAGACGTTCCTCGAAAAAATATACCGCTCTTGTACCCATTAGCTTACCCTCCAGCCTTCATCATTCAAAAGGCATAAAATGTTATCAATGTACCTCGGTTCGATGACCAAAGACCGACCAAAGAACTGCCAGTCAGCCCCTGCCTCATACGCAGAATTAGATGTTTGTGTTAGCCAGTCAGACGCATCGTCATTCATAGGCTGAACCAACATGATTGAGCCTTCGTTGATGAATTTAAAATCACCGTCCTCGATCCATGAATCTTGTGTCTGTGTTGTCATATCAATTTTCCTCCGATATAATAACGTAACTCATAAGACCATATTATAAGACCACATGGGATAGTCAAGCATAAAATGCACATTACTATAAAGTTTTTTCCGCCCTTTAATTTTTTATAAAAATTTTTGAAAAGTGGTGTCTCAAGTGTCTCAAGTGTCTTAACCCTTGCACAGCAACGGTTACAGGCAAGACACTTACAAGACACTAAGACACTTACGAGACGCACAGGAGCGATTTTTGAAAACTGAAAACAAACAACCCAAAAAAAACACTATAGGAAAAGTCGGCAGACCAGCAGGACTGACAGAAAGACAGAAGACTTTTGCCAAGCTTTATGTCGAGGGGCGGCATAGTAACGCTGAGTGTGCAAGAATGGCAGGATACGCAGAAAAGTCTGCCAGAATACAGGCCAGTAAATTTCTTAATGGCACTGACTTTCCTAATGTTGTTGAGTTGATAAAAGAACTTCGACAGGCGGCTGAACGCAGATATGGTGTGACCCTGATGCATCAGCTTAAACGTCTGGACGAATTGTCTAGGGGTGCAGAAGAAGCAGGGCAATACTCTGCCGCAATTAATGCTGAGAAAATCCGCTCCGCTCTGGGCGGTCTTACTATTGACAGGCGTGAACAGCAACATATTCATCAGCTTGACAACATGAGTAAACAGGACATCGTTGCCCGTCTAGCTGAACTGCGGAAGTCATATCCACACGCATTCATTGAAGGGGAAATAAAGAATGCCAAAGCCATTGAACACAGAGAAGAAACTGTGGCTGTCTTTGAAGAAGTCCCTGCCGAAAAAGACCCACTGCCAACGGATTGAGAACCGAGTCTCTGAAGGAATGCCAGACTGTTATCTGTGTATTGATGGCGTACCCGTATGGGTTGAGTTAAAAATAACAAAAAATAACGCAATCGAGGTGCAACCCTCACAGATTGCATGGCATACCAGTCATTCTCGCTGTGGTGGCGTAAGTTTTTTTCTTGCTTACAGCCCCTCCGAGAGGCTTGCTTTTTTATTTGACGGGGGTCTTGCGGCCCAGATCCAAGGTGCGAGATTCGATGACCTGCGGCCTGCGGCCTTATTCTCTGGTGATCTAGATTCCTGTGCCTCGAACCTGCGGCCTGCGGCCTGCGCCCTTTGGTCTTTATAAAAGAGCGGGCCACCTGCGCCCTGCGCCTGCGGCCCGAAGTTGTTGGAGAATCAAAAAACTGATCTAGCATAACGATAACAAAAAAGAGACGAGCACACAAGCACCCGTCTGTTTTGTCCTAATGTTTAAGACTGTTTGAGTTTGGACCATGCGCTACTATTGCTATGGATTTTGCTTTGATACTAGCACCTGCACAAAGTTTGCAAGTTTTGCACGTTGTACGTCGGCCAGCTTCTTCTGAGGCAGGGCATAAAATTTCAAAGCCCTTTATCATTTCATTGACGTTGCCTATTACTCTGAATGTTCTAGCCCCGTTTTGCCATGCCTTTTGGGCTTGCTCTTTGTCGTCTGCGGATACCATAAAACGAGATGGATCAGCATGTACGCCTGGCACGTCTGTTTGATGAGTGTATGCAGTGTGTCCATCTGCTTCAGATAGTAGACTGTCCCAAATATATGACGGGACTGCGGCCCCGTCTCCGTATGTGCCTATCCGGACCATGCGACCCCGACCAAGCTCGGCGATAGCAGCATGTCCGGCCGCAGTCTCATATTTTCCTAACTGGTAATTTTTCCAAGTTATTAAAACACCTTGTGCAAGGTTCACATAGCAGGTTCTTTTCTCTGCGGTTTTTCTGTTTGGGTCTGTTGTGGCGTTTCCTCTGTGGACACAATTGCCGCAGATTGAGTAGTCCAGACCAGTCTTATTATTTTCTAACGGGCTTTTTCCGTTGTCGTTTAAGATATAGGTCTGGACCATGTTACCAGTCTTTGTGTTCCGGCTTTGCACAATTGCAATTACTACAATTGGTTCGCCGTCAATTAGAGACGGGCCTTTGTATATTATTTTATTAGACAATTTTTTCTCCAATCACTTGTTGTTTTCTTATTGTATGGGACTGTCCCATATTATGCAAGCCCTATTCCTGCGGCCTGCGGCCTTGCTCTTTTGTGTAATCCTGCGGCCTGCGGCCTGCGGCCTCGCGCTTTATATATATGAAAAAAATTTTTTAAAACGAAACTGGGCCAGCTTGCGCTGGCCCAGTACGGGAGAAACTCTCTAATTTCTGTCGACGTTGAATAGGATTTTGCAGTCCTCATCCATGAAGAATGTAACCTCGTGGTTTTCTGTCTTTACAATTAACAGCCTTGTTCTGTTTTCGCTGTCCTTGTTTAACCATTCGGTTGAAATAGTAACGTCGTTACCGTCGGTATGAATTGATTGTGATGATGACATTTTATTCTCCTAATGTTGTTACCCATTTTGGGTGTTGGTCCCCGTGTGGGGCTGTTCCCAGTGTATCAGATAGTCCCATGTGATACAAGATATTTTTTACCTAGTCCTGCGACCTGCGGCCTCGCTCTGTATATATAATCCTGCGACCTGCGGCCTCGCCCCGTATATAACAGGCGCGCCTGTAAAGAATGGGGGCCGAAGCCCCCAGTC